ATCAGCTAAAGCATTAAATAAAATCCTTTGTGAAGAAAGGGTCCAAAGAAAAGTAAGGAATCAATACATACTTTATTCAGAGTATATGGGTAAAGGCTATACAGAAACAGAGACAAGCGAATATGGAGGTAAAGCAAGGCCACAAACTTTATGGACACAAAAAGGCAGAATGCTTATACATCAAATATTAAAACAAAGAAATATAAAACCATTAGAAGATATTGCAGGAGGTAAATAAGATGATAGAAAAAATGAAACAAACTTTTACAGGAGATATAAAGGTTGAGTTTTCAACAGTAATGGTTGTAGAAGTTGGAAACTTAAGATTTGAGATGGACGAAAGATTCCCTTGGATAAATGTATTTATAAATGATAATTCAGACCTTGGTTATTCAAAAATAGATGAACTAGAAGAAATAAAACCTATTATAACACATGATGATTTAGTTGTAGTTGCTATGAATTATTATTTTGAAAAAGTCCATATGGTTACAGAGAAAGAGATGCAAGACACTATTAAAAATAATTTAGAACAGGCAGGTGCAACTAATGAGTAAAGGTTATGAAAGTTTAATAGAAGCAGTAAAAACCAACTGCAATGATGGTGAAGGATGCTTTAATCCTAATGGATGTGACCATGAATTTAATAGATATGAACCAGCAAAAGGGAACGAAAAAAGATTTGGCAATGCAGTTTGTAGACGTGTTTCAAAATGCACACACAAATATTGTGATACATTCAAGTGGATTATTGATAGAGCAAAACACTATGAAGATAAATTAGGTATTAGTTGGGAAGATATACTTGATTCTTGGGAAGAAAATAGAAACTACTGGTATATGAACTATTATCAAGAAGCTAATCAACCCAAAATAGATGGCGATAAAGTTAGAGTATTTGATACTATTAAAGATTTTCATGAATCTGTTGGCGATAAGGGATTCAGATGCCCTTCATGCGGAGGCATTACTACAAATCCTTATAAATGCAATAGTGGGATGGAAATGTCAAAGGATAAAATATGCGACTGGAAAGTATATGGCTTATTTGGAGGCTTAGGAAAAGAAGTATTTGTGTACGTTAAAGAAAAAGTTCGAGGTGAAAAAATATTCATGCCAATTGAATGGGAAGGAGCATCGACTAATGAGTAAATATCAAGATGACAACAGAGAAATAGAAATACAAATGGTTATGAATCTGATACAAGCTATGCGTGAGAAAAACAATATGTGAATTGCAGTTTATAAGCATGAAAGTTAGGACCTATAGTAGCAGTACAAGATATTGAAACTGGTAAACATTATGCAATTCAAACAAATAAGGAGGTATAACATGAGCTGGAAACTAGATGAAGTAATAGACAATATGAAAGCAAGAATACAAGCATTAGAAAATATGCAAGAAGCTAATACAGGCTATAAGTTAGCAAAGCAAGATGAAGTAACATGGCTAAAAGACCAACTAAAAGAAATAGAAGATATGAAAAATGAAGATGTTAGAAATTTTGAAGAAGCAGAAGAAGATTTACGAGAAAAAAGATATGAAGCTTATATATAAGAAAAGAGCCTGTTGCAAGCAGACTCAATTCTGAAGGTTAAACAAAATATTATTTATTAAATTATACCACAAAGGAGAAAAGAATATGAGTAATTTATATGAACTTACAAATAACTTCGTAGAGGTAGACAGATTAATAGGTGAATACTTAGAAAACGGAGAGGATGAATTAGCTGAAAACCTAGTTAAAGCTAATCAAATAATAGCTCAAGAAATAGAAAATAAATCTACTGGATTTTTATATATGTTTAGAAATATGGATAGTCAAATAGATGTTATAGATGGCGAAATAAAAAGGTTACAAGACTTAAAGAAGTCAGTTAAGAACAAAGAAGATAGACTTAAAACAATGTTAAAAGAAAGCATGGAAGCTATAGGCACTAAAAAAATAGATACAGACTTAGGAAAAATATCAATAAGAAATAATCCAGGAAGTTTAGTGGTAGATGATATTGATTTAGTACCTGCAACTTACAAAGAAGAAATCGTTACAAGAACAGTAAAAGTTGATACTAACTTAGTTAAAAAGCTTATAAAAAGTGGTGTAGAAATAGAAGGTTGTCGCTTAGAAGCTGGTACAAGTTTAACTATACCAAAGGCTAAAAAGTAGGTGAGCATATGAGATGTGAATTATGTGCAAATGAAGCTGAATACAGATACGAAGAACAAAATATGTGTGGAGATTGCTTATTTGATGCATTGGTTGATGATAGTAAGATAAACTCTTGTACCGAAACAACTTGGTATTTACAAGGTGAATATATCGGCGATACTTGCAGTGGTTTAGAAATGGAAATAGATGAAATAGCAGATTATTTTAGCATAGAGGAGGTAGCAACTAATGAGTAATAATGCATTACAACTAGCAGAATTTAAATTAGATGGAGGACAAGTTCTTACTGCTGATACAGTTAAAAACTATTTAGTAAGTGGTGGTGGGAATGTATCAGACCAAGAGGTTTTAATGTTTGTAGAGTTATGCAAAGCTAAAGGAATGAATCCTTTTGAAAGAGATGCTTATTTAATTAAATATAAAAGCAAAAATCCACAATTTGATACACCAGCAACAATAATAGTAGGTAAAGACTTCTTTATAAAAAAGGCAAATGAAAATTCAGCATTTGAGGGAATGAAAGCCGGAATAGTTGTTGTAGATAAAGAAAATCAAATACACGAAAGAGAAGGCTCTCTTAAATTACCAGACGAAACAATTGTTGGTGGATGGTGTGAAGTATATAGAAGTGATAGGAAAGTTCCTACAAAAGCAATAGTTGCTTATGATGAATATGTTCAAAAGAAAGGTAATGGCGAAGTTAATAGTATGTGGTCTAGTAAACCCGGAACAATGATTAGAAAAGTTGCACAGTCGCAAGCATTAAGAGAAGCTTTTCCAAATGAACTTAGAGGATTATATCAACAAGAGGAAATGGGCATAGATGGAAAATTGCCACAGAAACCTATAGAACCAGGAATGGCATCAGCAGAACAGAAAAATAAAATTATGGCCATGGCAAAACAAAAAGGACTATTTGATTTTGATGATATGAAAAATACAAAAGAACTTGAATACTTCTGTACTTCGAATGGATATGACTTAAAAAATCTTAAGTTTGAAGAAGCAGAAGAAGTATTACAACTTTTAATAGAATATGATCCAAAAGTAAATACAGATATTAAAGATGAAGTACAAGATGTAGAGTTTACGGAAGTTGCGGAGAACACAGAAAACAATATAGAAGGACAAGTTAGTTTATTATAGGAGAGGATTTATTCCTCTTCTTTAGACAAAAGACAAAGGCAGGTGAGATTAATTGGCAGATAACAAAAAATATTACTACCTTAGATTAGTAGATAATTTCTATGATAGAGACGAAATGATAATGCTTGAAAGTATGCCAGATGGATATATGTATTCAAATATACTACTTAAGTTATATCTTCGAAGTTTAAAGAATGAAGGTAAATTACTTTTTAATGATAGGATTCCATATAATTCCACTATGTTGGCAAGTATTACTAGATTTCCAGTAGGAGTAATTGAGAAAGCTTTAAAAATTTTCCTAGAATTAGGATTAATAGAAATTCTTGATAATGGTGCTATTTACATGCTTGATATACAAGATTTTATTGGAAAATCAACGACTGAAGCTGATAGGAAAAGGAACTATAGGAAAAGAATTGAAGATGAAAAACTTAAGTTAGGACAAATGTCCGGACAAATCTCCGACAAATCTACACCAGAGACAGAGCAAGAGATAGAGACAGAGCAAGAGATAGATTTAGAGACAGAGATAAAGACAGAACTAGAGCAACAACAAGATATAGAAAGAAAAGATGTTGTTGGTTTGGTTAGTATTTACTTTCCTTATTTAAATGAAAAAGATTTAAACACTATTACAGATGAATTTTTTAAAACCAATAAGGATCTATATTACTTATCAGAAAAATTGATTTTAACAGTAGATGCAAAAAATATAGAAAATAAAGTTGGTTATCTTTTAAAAGCAATTAAGGAAGATTATCAAATAAGATATGCAACATCATTAGAAAATTTAGTGGCAGTATGGGAGCAAGAATTATTAGAAAAACCAAATAACCTTATCATTGCTGATAAGGTTAAGTACTACAGATTCAAATATGATTAGAAAGGATAGATCATTAATAGTATTATGTACAGATTAAAATAAATTATTCCAGGGGATTTATTCCCTTGGACCATAAAGAGGGGGATTTTATGAATATATTACAAATCGAAAAAAGCATATCATTAAGTCCTAAATTGAAAAATGACCCAACAGCAGAAAATTACATAGCATTATTTCATGCAATTACAGATAGAGATACAAGCTACTATTCAGATAAAATAATAGACTCAAGAAAATATCTACATGGACTATTTGATGTACAGGAATCAGATGAAAGAATTAAGGAAATAGAATTTCAAAGAGAATTAGGTGCAGGTACAGAACTAGAACACGAAATATGGCTAGAAAATCTAAAGAAAAAGCAGGAAAGTAAAAGAATTTATGTAGGGGCAAGAAAAATAAAAGTAATAAATCCAGCAGCATGTACAGAAGAAATATTTAAAAGTATTAACTCTATGTGCGAGGAGTATGGATTTAAAAAGAAAAATGTAAGAACTATGTTCAACTATAGAAAATCAAACAAAATTAAATATAAAGGCTTGATACTAGAAAAATTATAGGAGTGGAATATCGTTGAAGGATAAAAGTATAAATGAACTATTCAAAATGGCACAGGAAGGTGATAAACAATCAAGAGACTATCTTGTTGAAAGGAATATGAAACTAGTATATAAGATAGCTAATAGTTATAGAAATACAGATAAAATAGATTTTGATACTGCAGTTCAAGAAGGTAGTATTGGCTTAATAAAAGCTATAGATAAATTTGAAGTAGATAGGGAATTGCAGTTTTCAACTTATGCAGTATGGAAAATAAAAGGTGAAATACAAAGATTTATGAGGGATTTAAAGGAAGATAGACCTTATAGACCTAAAAGAAGTGACTTTGAAACTTATAGGAAGATATTTGAAGCTAGAAATAGATTATCTCAAGAATTTTATGGAGAACCAACTAATCGTGAGGTGGCTACATATTTGGGTATGGAGCAGTTGGAAGTTGAAAGAGTTATAGGAGTAATGGAAAATCGAACAAGTATATACAGTACTAAGTACTATAACAAAGACGGAAAAGATGACATATTAATATATGAATCAATAGAGGACCAAGACAACATATCAGAAGAACAACTCATAAATAAAATGATTATCAGAGAAGCAATGAATAAGTTAACACAAAATCAAAAGAAAGTAATAGAACTTAGATATATAAATGATCTAACTCAAGTACAGGTAGGAAAGATATTAAATGTTACTCAAGTTCATGTATCAAGAATAGAAAGGAAAGCCTTAAAGCTATTAAAAGAAGCGATATAGGAGGAAATTATGAATAAAATACTTGGAGGTAAAAATGGGGTATGTCCTGATTGTGGGAATACGATGGTTTATGTGAATATACCTAGAATAGGGGCTACAAGCCAGTGTTTAGCATGTGGATGTCTAAGAGAAGGTAGAGTAAAAGATGTGGTACGAATATATAGCTACAATCCATTGAAAGATACTGGTAATTGCAAAATTAAATCAAATAAATCACAAGAACTAAGAAAACATTTAGCATTTGATTTTGGAAGAGGTAAAAAGTTTAGTTATAAGGTTATAGCAGATAATATAGTTACTGTTTATAAGAAGGGCATAAGCTTTTATATTACTAAAAATCAGTTAGAAGAATATTTTGAAATTGTATAGGGGGTACAAATGAAAAGCAAAACTATACCTAAAGTAGTGGAACTTGCGAAAGTTTATGTACAAAATGGTGAAACTTACATAAATTCTATTAAAAAAGCACAAGAGGAAGTTAGGAAAGAAGAAAGGGAGAGATATGAGGGAAATGGTTGCTAGAAAATGGACCAAACAAGAGGAAGAATATCTAACAGAAAAATATGGTTCAGTATCTATTGGGCATATAGCAAGAAAATTAAATAGAACAGAATCATCAATATTAAATAAAAGACAGAGAATGAAGTTAGGAGCATATCTTGAAAATGGAGATTATGTAACATTAAGACAATTATTAGAAGCTTTAGGGTTAGAAGGTGGATATACTTACAAGAACATATCATGGATAGAAAATAGAGGTTTTCCAGTTGTAAATAAAAAGGTGAATAAGTGTAGTTTCAAAGTTGTAAATTTAGATGAATTTTGGAAATGGGCAGAAAAGAATCAACAATTCTTAGATTTTTCTAACTTTGAAAAACATGTACTAGGAGCAGAACCTAGTTGGGTGCAAAAGAAAAGGGAATATGACATACAATTCAAATCCAATATTAGATTAATTCCTTGGACACAAAAGGAAGATGAATATTTACAGTTCTTACTAAATCAATATAGATACACGATAAAAGAAATATCACAGAAAATTAACAGAAGTGAAGGTGCAATACAAAAGAGAATAGAGTCCTTAGGGATAATGCAAAGACCGGTTAAAGCTTGGACGCATACATTTTGGATAGATGAAGAATATGAAATACTAAAAGAAATGATTTTGCAGGGCGCTAACTATGAAAATATATCAATGAAACTTGAAAAGAGGGGTTCTAAGGCTATTAGAGGTTTAGTTTATAGACTTTATGGAACAGAAAATTTGGACAAGGTTAGAGAAAAGATAAAAGAAGAAGGTAAAATGAGAAGACCTAAAGTTGTTAGGAGGAATAAATGAAGATTAATAAAGAGACACAAGAACAAATAGCAGTGATGGATTGGTGCAGATGGCAAGAGAATCATTATCCGGAGCTAAAAATGATTTTTCATATAGTCAACGAAGGGAAAAGAAGTACAAGAGTTGGATTAGAATTACAAAAGATGGGAATGAAAAAGGGAATCCCAGATATTTGCTTACCTATACCAAATGGGAAATATCATGGACTGTGGATAGAGCTTAAAGCAGATAAAACAAAAAAAGCAACTTTAGAACAAGTAGACTGGATTTGCAGATTAAGACATCAAGGATATGATGCAGTTGTAGCATATGGAGCGGAAGAAGCTATAGGAATAATAAAGGAATATTTAAATATTAAAGAACGATGGTAATTAAATGAAAATATTAATCTACACAGTAATAGCAGTATTGATATTAGATATAGTGATTATACTTGCTAGAATTAGAATTGCTAATAAGAAGTAGGTGAGAATATGACTACAACATACATAGCCAGTTTTAGCGGTGGTAAAGATAGTGTGGCCATGGTATTAAGACTCATAGGAGAAGGTTGGCCATTAGATAGAGTTGCATATATAGATATTGGTTTAGAGTTTGGTGAAATGAATAACATGATTAAAATATGTGAGAGGAAATTTAAACAACTTAAACCAGATCTAATTTTCGATAGAATAAAACCTAAAAAGAGTTTTGAGGAATATTTCTACACAGTAAAGAAAAAAGGAAAGTTTAAAGGACAGATATATGGATGGCCATTTACAGCAGGATTTAACAGCTGGTGCAATGATAGATTAAAACAAAGGCCTTTTAGAGAATATCAAAGACAGTTTGAGGATGTAATTATTTATTTGGGAATAGCAGCAGATGAACCTAAAAGACTTAAAAAGTTAGAAAGTAATAGAAAAGCACCTTTAGCAGAATGGGGAATGACAGAAGCAGATTGTCTTAAATATATAAAAGAAAAAGGATTTTGGAATCCGATGTACTGGAAATTCGAAAGGCAAGGTTGCTATTTATGTCCTAAACAAAACAATAGAAACTTAAAGGTAGTAAGAAGAAGGTATCCATTCTTATGGCAACATATGTTAGATATGGACAAGGATAGTCCAATACCTTTTAGAGCCGATGGGACGACATTACAAGAATTAGAAGATAGATTTAGATACGAAGAAAGCCGACGTATATTAGAGCCACTACCTCTTGTAGAAAAAGAGTTGTTCTACAGGAATGAGCAAATAGGATTTTAACAACAGAATATGAGGTTAGTATGTTACTGTATTAACCTCGTATTCTCAAATAAGAATCATATGAAAATAGAGGTGATTAAATGCTAGAGGAATTGAGGGGAATATTGAATAGTTTATATTGCCAATATGGATTAACTGGTGAAGTTATACAACTATCACAAGTACTAGATAAACTTATATATCAAGAAATGAAATATTAGGAGGGAGTGGAAATGAAAGAATTTCAAGGAAGAGCAAGTGTTGTAATAGATTTAAGTTTTTCTATAGAAGCTAATTCTTTAGAAGAAGCAAAAGAAAAGATTTTATATGTTGATAACATGGAATTTGAACTCAAAGACATGGAAGGCGATAAAATACTACAAGATTATGAAATGAATGATTGGTATATAGTAGATAAAGCACAACAAGGAAATATTCAACAATCCGGGATAAGCGACTTTGAAATATGGGAGGAAGATTAAATGATAATTAACAAATATATAGTTCATGTTTTAGATAGAAATAGTGAAAATCCAATCTTAAATGATTTTGAAGGAAAAGTTAGTTTAGAAATAGATAAATTCTTTCAAAAGACAATAAAGAGCATATCAAAAGATACAGATCTAAGAAAAGCAGTATTCAATAATTATGAGGAAAACATAGTAAGACAATGCAGTGAACAAATAATCTATGATGAAAAAAGTTTCATACAAAATTCAAAAGAAATAGCAAGTTACTTATTTGAAGCAATGAAAAATAATGATGAAATAACATCTTGTGACTTAGCAATAGTAATGTACACAATTAAAGACCAAAGAGGGATAGCAATAATCAAATTAGACTACAAAGGATTGATACATCATGATATTGCATTAGTGGATGAAAAGTTCAATGTAAGTATAAATAAAAATGAATCGGCTTTAAGTAACTCAAAACCTAAACAAGCAGCACTTATAGAGTCACATGGACTTAATGATGAATATCAGTTAAGAGTACTGGACAAGCAGTATGAAAATATGGGTGTAGAATCTAAATTTATTAAGAAATTTCTAGATATAGAAAAAATAGTAGATGATAGCTATAAAACAAAAGAGTTTATCAAAGTTACTAATAAAGTTCTTGAGGTATGCTGTGGAAATGAACCTAAAAAGTTAGAAGATATAAAATCTCTAATGAATTATATGTTAAAAGAAAATAGTGTATTTGATATAGATAGATTTATGGAAAATGTAGATGGAGATAAACAAAATGGACTTAAGGAATATCTGGAAGATAAAGAATTATATAAAGATTTCAATATAGATAAAAAAGTAGTTGAAAAGGCACTTAAAAATAGAACTATTAAAACAGATAGTGGATTTAAAATAAGTGCAAATTTAGTAGAGTTTGAAGATCCTATGAAATATAGCTTAAGACAAAATGAAAATGGAACGTGCGATATAGTAATTAAAAATGTTGGATATATAGAAGGATAAGAGGTGAAAAAATGGCAGTAGATGATTATAGAACAGTAGGTAAAACAGAGATAGATGATTTTATAGAATTGGCAGTGAAAGAAGAATGGCTTATACAAAGTGCTCCTATTGAACATTACACTATTGAGGAGCTAAAAGAAATATCAGAAAAAGCTAAGAAAAATGATTTGGTTATGACTATTAGAGAAGAACGTAGTAACTTTTATCAAGGTGTTTTAATAAGTTTAATCCAAAGGAATGATGTAAAAGAGTGTATTAAACTTATCTAAAAATAAGTGAATAGGAGTTAGTACTTGGATATTAGCTCCTATTATAAAGTAAGGAGATGATTGTATGTTGTTCAATAGAGCTTATATAAATGAGTTAAAAGCAAGAGTAGAGTTTCTTGAAAAGGATTTAGAAAGTAAGGAAAATACAATACTGAACGTGTTAGATTCAAATAAAGAGTTATCACAAGAAAATGAGTTCTTGAGAAATAAGATAAATGTACTAGAAACGTTAGTGAAATGGCATGAAGAGAATGAATGTGAGTTAAATACTAAGTTAGTTAAGGTACAAGGTCAACTTGATAAAATAGATAATTACACTAGGATGCTTGAAAGGAGAGGGATAAATGAATAAATCGGATTTTAAAAATGGTATGCATGTAAAGTTAAGGGACGGCAGTCTTAGAGAGTATTATAAAGGATACTTTATAGGGGTTGAATATAAAGAACATTCATATATAGATTTTTACGATGTTGATTTAAAGAATAATCAAAATGATAGACTAAACATTGTAAAAGTATTTAAC